CTTGTGTTGTGAAATTAACTTGCCTACAAAACCACTTAATGACTTTAATGATCCAGATGGCGAGATTGCGCTATGTACACTAAGTGCTGTTAATTGGGGCAATGTACGTAAGCCAAGTGACTTTATTCGTATTGGTAAACTAGCAGTACGTGGACTTGATGCTCTACTCAGTTATCAGAACTATCCAGTAATTGCGGCAGAAATGGCAACCATGGGCAGACGTCCACTAGGTGTTGGTATTATTAACTTAGCATACTGGATGGCACGTAACAATATGACATACAGTGAGCCTAATCTAGAAATGATTGATGAGTATGCTGAAGCATGGAGTTATAGTTTAATCAAAGCAAGTGCAGACCTAGCACAAGAGCAAGGCGCATGTTTGTGGAATGACCAAACAAAATATAGTGATGGTATCCTACCTATTGACACATATAAGAAAGATGTTGATGAACTAGTAGCACACAAAGAACGTATGCCATGGAAAGAATTACGTACACAACTACGTGAAAGTGGTATCCGTAATAGTACACTAATGGCACTTATGCCTGCTGAAACGTCAGCACAAATTAGTAATGCTACAAACGGCATTGAGCCGCCACGTAGTTTAGTAAGTGTTAAGCAAAGTAAACATGGTGTACTTAAACAAGTTGTGCCTGGCATCCATCATCTTAAAAACAAGTACGAGCTACTTTGGGATCAGGAAACACCTGAAGGATACTTAAAAATTATGGCTGTGCTACAAAAATATATCGATCAAGGTATTAGTGTTAACACAAGCTACAATCCACAGCATTTCCCAGATGAAAAGATTCCTATGAGTGGAATGCTACAACACTTGATGATGTTCTACAAGTACGGTGGCAAACAATTGTACTATTTCAATACATATGATGGTGCAGGAGAAATAGATGTTGACAAAATGATGGAATCTGCTAACAATAGTATAGAAGAAACACAAAATGAATATGAAGATGAAGCTTGCGACAGCTGCACAATTTAAGGGAAAACAATGAGTTCAGTATTTGATATTAATAACAAAGCAGACCATACGAAAGCACTGGCTTTCTTAGATCCTGCTGGCGGAGTAACAATTCAACGTTACGATACAATGAAGTATCCTAGCTTTGATAAGTTTACAGACAAACAACTAGGATTCTTTTGGCGTCCAGAAGAAGTTGATACATATCGTGATGGGAAAGACTTTAAACAGTTGACAGACCATGAGCAACATATCTTTACAAGTAATCTTAAAAGACAGATCTTGTTGGATAGTGTACAAGGACGTGGTCCAGTAGAATCGTTTGGTAGCATTGTAAGTTTACCAGAACTAGAGAATTGGATTATTACTTGGACATTTAGTGAAACAATCCACAGTCGTAGTTACACACATATTATTCGTAATGTGTATAATGACCCAAGCGTTATCTTTGATGAACTATTATCTATTCCAGAGATATTGGAATGTGCAGGTGATATTTCTAAGTACTATGACGATCTAATTGAAGGCGCTGGTTACTACAATCTACTAGGTGAAGGTGTACACACAGTTAACGGCAAAAAAGTTGTAGTTGACATGTATGAACTTAAAAAGAAACTTTGGTTAGCACTAATGAGTGTTAACATTCTTGAAGGTGTTCGTTTTTATGTATCGTTTGCTTGTAGTTGGGCATTTGCAGAACTTAAAAAGATGGAAGGCAATGCTAAGATTATTAAGTTTATTGCTCGTGATGAGAACCTACATTTAGGATCAACACAGCTATTACTTAAAACACTAAAGAAAGACGATCCGGTGTTTGAAGAGATTGCAAAAGAAACAGAAGAAGAATGCATTAAGATGTTCACTGATGCAGTTGATCAGGAAAAAGCCTGGGCAGACTATTTGTTTAAAGATGGTAGTATGCTTGGACTTAATCGTGAATTGCTATGTGACTATATTGAATATATTGCAATGAAACGTATGACTAATGTATCACTTCCAAAAACATATCAACAAAAAAACAATCCGCTTCCGTGGACACAAAAATGGATTGCAGGAGCAGAAGTACAAGTAGCACCACAAGAAACAGAGATTACAAGTTATATCAATGGTGGTACAAAGCAAGATGTAAATGAAGATACATTCAAAGGATTTAGTTTATGATTACAGTATACAGCAAAAACTTATGCGGTTACTGTGACATGGCTAAGGATTATTTAAAAAAGAACGGATTCGAGTTTGAGGTGATCAATGTCGAGTCTGTTCCAGAAGCCCGTGAGTTTCTAATTACAGAAGGTCACAGAACAATGCCACAAATTTATCATGATGGCAAACTATTAGTAGAAGGCGGCGGTATGGCGTTAGTAAGATTACAACCCGAAACTGTACGTGAACTTATTGGAGAAGTAAAACTAAATGTTAAAGATTTCAAACTTTAAAAGAGGCGATGTAATGACTATTAAATGTAGCACTGGCGAAGAAGTCGTTGCTAGATTTGATTCAGAACACGAAAACGCACTAAACGTAGTAAAGCCAACAGTGCTTACAATTAACCCACAAGATGGAAAAGCTATGCTTATTCCTTGGATTATGAGTATTGATACAAAAAGCAATGATCCAGTGACCATTGGTAAATCGCAAGTTGTAGCAATTACAAAAACTGAAAAGAACTTAGCTGATGGGTATATGCAAAGTACTACCGGTATTGCAACAGCAACAACAGCAGAAAGTACTCTGCTTATCTAAATAAATACGTGTATGGCGAGATTCATACATAGACAAAATGATAGTAGAGTTTGCGGTGCATCAACTGTAACTAGGTGTTCGAATGTTAGAGTAAATGGACAATTCGTTAGTATTGAAGGCGATACTAATACACATGGTGGAGGCAAACTTAGAGCTACAGAAACAACCGGCAAAGTTAGAGTTAATAACGAGCCGGTTATTTTACAAAATGATCCTGCAGACAGTGATAAATTGTGTGGTGTACCAGGACATGAAGGACACGGGCATTGTGAGCCAAGTGCAAGAAGTGCAAGTCCTAATGTAAGAGCAGGAGGCAACAACGGTGGCTGAATTTACAGACTTTAAAAATGGTTTGCAAAATGCAAATGATTATTTAGATGCACGACATCATCTAACTGGTACTTCGGCACTAGGCTCTGATGCACTAAGAATAGTTTCAAGTGCAGAATATAGTTTTACACTAAGAGAATTACTCTGCGGGTTACTAAGCGGCAATGGTATAAAAATGCCTAACGTACAAATTTGCCTTAATGCAAATATAAACGAACTATTAGGCATTCCAAACTTACAAGCAGAATTACAAGATGCACTAGGACAACTAAGTGGTGCAATGCTCGACTTTATGGATCATACTAAGTTAGATAGTATACTTGGACGTCTTAATGGTGTACTAGCTGAAGCACAAAACGTTGCTAATATGATTAACTTTTGTAGTGCACCTGTTGATCCTATTGCTATTCCTAATATGTTAGAAAATGCGTTTGGTAGTTTTTTAGGAGCTGGACAAGACATTATTAATCAAATTGGTAGTATTGTACCTGGTCAAGTATGTGCTTGTATAGGTACAGGTGGCTTTAACAGCAATGTATTCAATGGCGGTATACTTGGAACTATTGCTAATAATATCGATGACATTAATGCTGGTACACTTGGACAAAGTGTAATTGATAGTATACGTAACGATATTGAAAGTGTAAACAGCACTATAACTAATCTAATTTCTACAGAAAATAATATAAATGGATCTTATACAATGGGAGGTAGCCAATTCGCTACACCAGATCCTAATTGTAATACTGGCGTAGGTGTAATGCATAATCCTGCAGGCGGCTCTATTGCAAGTAATGCTAGATTATCTAGCAGTTTAAAATCACTATACGATAACTTTGCAGGCTATCCTGTTAGATATCAACAAAAAGGATCTAGTTCAGAAGAAGCTGAATACACTGAATATCCAAATATATTCCATCTATTGCTAGATGATGAAATGATAGCACTACTAGATGCAGACGATGATCCGAATCCAACAATATCTAATCAGATACCAGTATATGATTATTGTGGTAATATTATCGGATATACACAAGATGTACAACAACGTGAAACTCAACAAAGTGCTGGATCAACACCAACTGCACCAAATAGCCCTGGATACTTAGCAGGCGGTTTGGAAACAGATCAAGGTAATGATGCAGAGAATAATGAGACTGTTGGAAATACAACTGTACAATATAATGTTAACTCTGGCGGTGGCACAGTATATATTGTTAGCAGTGAATCGTCTCAGTTAGCATTACAAACAAACACAGGCGATATAGTAGTACGTAGTGATATACTTACAACCTGGATAAGAAAAAGCACAGCAGAGTTTGCTACAGGCACAATGCAAGACTATCAGCAAGCAAGTGTTACCTTTACTGCATTTGGTGAAAATGTTAACGAACTGTCTGGTGAAGGATTTGTAGTTAAAGACGGCAATGGTGCAGTTTCTAGAATACTTGTTGGAACTGCAAATCAAATTGAAATACTAAACCCAGATGGTAAAGGTGGAAACCCTACAATTAAAATAGCAAATAATCCTATTATACCTGGCATTGAAAGTATACAAATTCCTAAGGGTACTACAAGCCAAAGGTCTTCTGTGCCTGCAAGTGGACAACTTAGATATAATACAGATTTGAACGAACTCGAAGCATACTATACTGATAGTAGTTTATGGCAACAACTCGCAACACTAGCTGATGTTTCAGCACAAACTACACAGATTATAAATGTTGGTACTGGCGCTGGCACACACAAGCAATTAAACTCTAACAATGAACATGAATTTCGTAGTATAAAAGCAGGCGGTTTAGTTACAGTAACACAAAATACAGATGAAATTCTGCTAGGTGACAATCTAACTTTAACTAGTGTTGGTGGCGCTCAAACACTTGTTAATGGTCGGTTTAACAATGAATTACAGTTTAAAACATTAACATCTGACAATGGCATTACAATAACTGATAATGGAAATACAGTTAACTTATCAGGTAATGAAAAAATAAAGTACACACAATTTAGTACAACTAACGATACTAGTCAAACAGTAACATTTAATGGAGTAGCACCTACACCTGACCCAGGAAAAACATGGATGTACATTATACATGTAATGGGAGGCGATGGTCCAAATGCATCTACTAGACGTGGATGGAAAATAGAAGGTATGGTGCAAAATGCATCTGGATCGGATAGTATGATAGGTACGCCTATTACAAACGACTATCAGCGTACCACAAACGATATGTTTCAAACTCCATGGACAACATTAACTAGCTATGCTATAAATGATATAGTCGAGCACAATTTAATATTATACAGAGCACTACAAGTAGTACCGAGTGATAATATATACCCACCACCAGACTCTAATAGTCCAGTAGGACGATGGGCAGTGGAATATTCCGGTTGGAATGCCGCTGTTAAAATTTTAAACGGTGATTTTGTATTACAAGTAAGAGGTGATGCAGCTGACACTGTTTACTGGAGTATTAAGTTTGAATTCATCGAATTATAAATAATTATGTCAAAACCAATCTTTTTTGGTTGACATTCAAGTCATCTTGCCATAGTATCTTACTAGTAAGCAACTATGGAGAGATGTCATGGCACATCGACGATTAAACTTAGGCACAGAAAGGCACAGATATGAGGTCAAAAGACACTGGCAACGGACGTAAAATATTGGCAAAAGTAGAGGTCCCATTGAGCGTAGACGATATTGCAACATTTGCATTGCGATACTTAGACGATCTCGGCGATATTGATATGCGTGAAACAATTATATCTAGTAATAAAAGACAGATATTTGGTTTCGCAAAGCAAGCAATATTTCGTTGGGGCACTGAAGAACCACGTGAATACGTAAAACAAAAACTAAATGGAAAGTATGAACCAATTCGTATTATTGTACAACATAAATTTCCAGAGTGTGATTAATGAGTAATGTAATAAATTTTCAAGTCGAGCGAGCACTTCGACAAACTGGATTGCACCGTTCACTCATTGAAGACATTGTTGAAGATGGATTTAATCCATTGGATCCTATTGAGGTAGAGCAGTACTTTGATTGGTTTAGCGTAAGCGCAACAATAGAGATGGAATGGAAAGAAGATCCCATTCAAAAATTACTAAATGATATAGTCAACGAAGTGGAATAATAAATGAAGAAAGTAGCATGTGTGCTTTTATTTTTAAGTGCATGTACACCAAACATAGATCAAGATAAAGATCTAGTAAAAAAGCCACTTACTAATAACTTAATAAATGAAGATGTATATGTTAAACAGGCATACATCAATGAACAAATAGTAGTTGTAGCTACAGAAGAAACTGAAATTCAACCGTTACCATCAGAAATGGCAGCAGTAAATTCGCAAGTAGGATTTGATCCGAACTGTGTTGGTTTATGTTAAGAGGAAATACACAGTGAGCGATACATTAGTTTTAAATGCTGATGCACAACCTGTATCATATTTGCCGTTGAGTTCTATTCAATGGAAAGAAGCAGTAATGTACATGTACCATGATAAATGTACAGTACTAGACTGGTATGATGATTGGATTGTAAGAAGCCCGAGTTGGGAAACACGAGTACCTGCGGTTATTATGCTTAAAGACTTTATGAAGCGACGGCGAAATCCACGATTTAGTAAAAATAACTTATACCTACGTGACCAGTACACTTGTAAATACTGCAACACCAGATTCTCCAAAAAAGAACTAACAATAGATCATGTACAGCCTATTAGTAAAGGCGGAAAAACTACATGGGAAAATTGTGTATGTGCATGTAACCCATGCAATAGCCGCAAAGGCAATAAATTAAATATTAAGCCATTAGAAACACCACATAGGCCTGGATACTATGAGCTAGTAAGAAAACGAAAACTTATGGACTTACAGTTAAAGCATCCAAGTTGGGAAAAATGGTTATCTTAGCAATCTTTTTTTAAAAATATCACATTTTATGGTTGACACCAAGATGCTTTGGTGCTATAGTCGTAGTATGATAACAAAAAAGGATACAGAAATGATGCTAACAGGTTACACAGAAGAAAAAGTTATTGAAAACTTCGCTGACGCATACCTAGATGGAGATGTAGTTCGTTGGGTATCTAATGACCGTGTTCCATTTCTTGATATGGTAACTGACTTTGCAACATTAGGTTTGATTGCTGATTTTCAAGTTGAAATTTCTGAAAACACTCGTAAGATTGAAGAGACTGCATTCTTAAAAGAGTATATGTTTGCTCAAGCTAATCGTTCAGAAGAAGAAAAGAACGAAGAGCGTATGATGGCACAAGCGGCATTTGGCCCAGATGCTAAAGTTATTAACGTAGTTACAGGAGAAGTTTTATAATGTCGTCATTGCCACTAGATATCAAACCTAAATTTGACATTACATATGATGATGTACACGGCGGTCCATATGATCGTGGCGGTGCCGATAGTTATTATGGACGATCTTTTAATCCACATTACTGGCCCGAAGGTACACAAAAAGGCACTCGTGTTGAAATGAAAGACATGACTCCACTAGAAATTACTGCCTATACTAAAGGCTATAATGATAATGAAGATGCAGGCATGTTTAAAGAATGGTAATTAATGCTTGACATTTGTAGT